TGGATTTCCCAAAAGAGTCCGCTACGCTCTCCGTCCAAGCCAGCTCGTCGGCCTGCGACTGAGAGGTCTTGGCATGGAAATCCGCCAGTGATAATTCCGTTTGTTGGATTAAATCCTGCACTGAGTAAATCTGCACCTGACACCCCCTTGATGTCGCCCATGATTGTAGTCTTTGGGAAATGCTGGGCCAGCACTCCACTTGCTTTTTTGTCGATTTCCACAGACACGACTGGCTCAATACCAACGCGTTCCATGGCGAGTTCAAACCCACCAATGCCTGCAAACAACGAGACGGCTGTAAGGCTCATCGGCACTGGCTACAAAAGTTGGCGGCACGCAGGTTCTCGACCACAACAAAGAATTGCCTACCACAATGAAAGCAGTCAACCGTCTGTATGGTCTTGCGCTTTTTCTCAATGACAATCGGCCATCTCAGTTTAATCATTTTAACACTCCCCCGTTCATAGTGCCTTGCGTGCGGTGTCAGGACTTGCACCTGACGTTGCCTAGGTTGGTGAGCTTCCCCTTCTCACGCCTGCAACACCGCGCCTTCCTTAGAGTCGAGTGGAAGGATACTCCTCTAAGAAACCTAGAGTTGTTTTGCCCCGAGTTGGGCAAGTAGAGCTGCGACCTCAGGTGGCACGCCACCCGCCGCTGCTGGTGCTGCTGCTGATGCTGTGCCAGGCTTAAAAGCCGCGGCCTTTGCAATGGCTGCAGGGTCTTGCGATGCGTCGGCGATTATCCATGGGGCAGTCTTGCCAGGCTTGGCGACTCCTTGTTGAATGCGACCGAGCACACGCTGCCCGATAAGTGGGCGAAGTGCATTGCGAATTGCGATATTGAAAAAGAGCACATCGCTGTGCGTCTCTCCTGTGTCCAAGTTGATGACGTCGCACGAGATGGCGTCAGCTGGACCATTGACCGTCTCAATACCTGAGCGGTATTCGATAGGTTTGAAGATAAGCAACTGGCCCTGAAGGTCAGCTGGCTTTGGACCAGCGCTCGCGGCGGCTGGTGAAGCAAATGCTTCCATTATTCCCCTGCTTTCTGTTGGTTGGTGGTGGTGGTGGGTTCCTCATCAGCAGACTCCATCATCTCTTTGACGATGTCGTTGATGGTTTTCTCAGGCAGTGTCACCTGGGCAACCGTCCTCGAGAGACTTGCTGAAAGGTTTGAAGTATGGACACCAAGCGCAAAGACGGTCTGCCTCTGCGGGTATTTGACTCCAAAACTCGGGATTAGCTTCAACGTCCACTGCGGCCAATAGGGCATGAATGGCGTCAATGCGAGCGAGAGCGTCGAGCGCAACCTGCTCATCATAGTCGTGCATGACCATGACCATATCTGTGAGCGAACCTGAAGTTGGTAAGTAGCAGAGTGCCACTTTCTTGACGTCAGCTCCTTGTTGCGCAAGTCCATAAGCGTAGAGCTGGACTTGAATGATTTGTTGTTGGTCGGCGCCGAACTTCTTGTAGTTGGCCAGTTTAGTCGCACCCGTCGTTTTCCAATCGAGCACCACACCGTTTTTGACGTCGAAAAGGTCAACGGTTCCTGCAAGATTGCCGCGGATAGTGACTCGCTGTTCGATGAGGAATCCTTCGCGCTTGCCAAAGACTTCTGCCAAGTACGCGTGAATAGCCGTTCCGACTTGTGCAGCCCAAGAGCCGCCCTGCATCGCGTTGGGCTTTTCCCAGTCAAGGAGCTTGTATGCCAAACGGCGAGTGCATTTGTGACCGACTTCGCTGGGACCGATTTGGATTTGTCCAGCTCTTGGTGACCAGATGCCTGCTTGAATGACGACATCGCGGACTGCATTAGCGTACTCCTCTGAATCGCTGAATAGTTTGGCGTATGTCATTCGTCATCGTCCTCATAGATTTCGTGGTCGGGCACGTTTGGTTGTCGCCCCCAATCAGGGGTTGGCACTATCGGCTCAATTATCGACATCAGGGTCCGCCAAAGTGAATCTGCGAGACGTGCTCTCACGAGACAAAAATGCGTAAATGGTCGGGTCAAGCACTTCTTTAGCTTTGGCGACGTCCAGTCTTGTGGTTGTCACCTTAGTCCAACGAACTGCCACTCGGCCGTCAATCAGACCGACCTCGCTCTCGCCCATACTCTCTTGAATCTTGCTCTTGGCTTGCTCGAGCTTTTCCTCGAGTGCCTTGATATCTGCTTGGGTCTTGCGGTAAAGCGTAATCCAAGCCGCAGTGTCCAAAGGCAAATCAACCTTCGGCTTCTCTTTATCAAATGCGTTCATGCTCCCCCTAGTACCAGTTTTTCTTCTGCCAGTGACGCCAAGCGCCACAAGGTCCTGCTGAGCCGTACTTGCGCCCGATGTAGGCGAGCGCTGCAACCACTTGTGGCACTTCAGCTTTTGAGTGCTTCATGCCGAGGTTTTTGTAAGTTGCCTCAAGAAGTTGACCCACACCTATCGCAGTGCTGGTCGGATTCTTGGCCTTTGGATTCCAGCCGCTCTCCTTGCCCATGAGCTGGGAGAAGCACCGAAATTGCTTGTCTGTAAGCAGCTCCCGAGCCACGGCCTTCCCGTCCACTTGCATCAGAGGTGGTCGTTTGGCATAGACAATCGGGTTGGCTGGTTGTGCTGTTAGAGCATTCGATATCACCGCAATCGCAAGCGATGACCCCACTATCGTCAAAAGGTTTCGTGTTAATGGGCGCATTGGCGCTCCTTTCGGACAGATTAGTCAAACTTTGGTTTGTCATAACCCGCCGCTTTCAATAGGTCGATGAATACATGGAGTGGCACGATGGCGGGCCAATCCGCGATGTGAGCCTCGCCTTGACCGTCTAAACGTAGTATTGCCACTGGCAAAACACCGTCTTTGTAGCGGTCTCGGAGTTGCTTCATAGCTTCGGCGACTTTAATGCCTCGCCTCGCTTTTACTTCGACATCAACCCCTATTACCCCAGTGATGTCGGTGCCTGAACGGCCTGACCCTGCAGGTTCTGCATAGGGCCAGCCGTTGATTTTAAAATACTCAGCAACTAAACGCTGAGACTGATACCCCCGTTGGACGCGAGAGCTGGTCACCCAAGAATCCAAAAAACCAACGCTAGGACGGCTATAACACCGAGCGCTAGCGTTAGCTTGACGGAAAAGGACTCTTGGGTGTTGCTCCGCGAGAAGGCTGCCTGGAACTTTATCCATTGGGCATCAATCTTAGACTTTGGTTTTTTTCTGCGAGCCATTTAGTGCCTCTTTCAGTTCAAAATCGGCAGCGTATGGCGAGTGGTAAACCCCCACCGTGGTGCTGCTGCCTGTTTTGACGGCAAGCGCCCAAACGCTTGCAGGTAGTTTGACTTTGAACCATTTGCCATGAACGTTTTCCCCCTCGAATGTTGCTTGGGGTGGCAGTGGCTCCTGTAAGATAGCCGAGAGCTGTCTCGACCAGTTGTTGTCGGTCTCTACTCGGACCGCGTGTTTGAAACTATACATATCGTGGTTCCTTCCCCCGTAAGTAGTTAAGTATAGCACACCGCGATGACGCTTTCATGGCAACGACACGCCGTTCATGAGTCGGGCTTCGTCAAGCCCCATTTTGAGCATCGCCAATAAGTCCCAAGTGTGTTGGGTGTCAGCTGGCGGGCAATCCTCACGGGTGCCATTTTTGGCCGCTTGGTAGGCTTCGTTGCGAGTCATGCCCTCTTTGATGTATTTGTTAAGCATTGTAGTGCTGCCTTGGTAAGTGTGGTACCTCATTCCAGCCTCGTTGATGCGCAGATGTTTGACCATTTCACAAGTCTCTTGCAAGACATGTTCTGTGATGGCGCAAAGGTCGGGCAATGCTATTCGCTCGACAGATGAGTGGCTAATGTCTCGTTCGTGCCACAAAGCGATGCCCTCGGTGATTGGCATGACATAGGCTCTCGCCATTCGAGCCAACCCGCATATTTTTTCAGCTGTAATCGGGTTCTCTTTGTGTGGCATCGAACTAGAACCTTCTTGTCCCACAGTCCTGCCCTCGAATATCTCGCTTACTTCAGAGCGCTGACCATGTCTAACTTCGAGCGCAAATGCCTCACAAATGCTCACTAAATTGGCAAGCGAGTATGCCCAAGCGCCAAGCGAGTCTCTCATCAGCACTTGGGTGGCACTATCGGGCACGGCAAGGCTTAAGACCTTGGCAACGTCCAACTCGACACTCCTTGGGGTGTGGGCGTAATTGCCTAGTGGCCCCGAAATGTGCGCAGTTTGAACACCGCCACAAACTTGCGCCAAGCGTTCGAGCCCCCGATTGATTGCGAACGCAAAGTCTGCGACCCGATAACCCCACGTTGTTGGTTCTGCGAACTGGCCGTGGGTCCGACCGCTTCGTTTAGTGTCTTTATATTTAAAAGCGTGCAGAATCAAGGCTTCCAACAGCTGGTAGCCAGCATCTGCGATGAGCCAGTTAGACTCGCTCAGCAGAACCGCCTGTCCCGTCTCTACTACATCAGAACTGGTCAAGCCGTAATGAAGCCACCGATGAATCTCTCGGTTCTCAGTGTTTAGGCGCCAAGCCTCAAGAAAGGCCATCACGTCGTGCTTCAGAATTACTTCTTGCTTTGCCACTTCGGCCTTTGTCGGCAACGTGGTCATTTCAAGCGCACGCCACAAATCAGGGTCAACAACCCCGTGCTTGCCCTGCGCTTTCATTACTTCAAGTTCTATTTGGCCCCAAATAGTGTATTTAGCCTCGTCCGACCAAACGGCCGCCATCTCTTTTGAGGTGTAGCGCCCAATCATGCGGACTTCTTGCTAATAAACTCGCGCAGTGCTTGGTTGATGACTTCGGACACGGTAGTATCGTCGCGTTTGGCTTGGGCTTTCGCCTTGAACCATAGCTTGTCATTCACTCGAACTGTGCGGATAGGTGTCTCTTTACTCATTTATCTCCCCAATAGCATTCTGTTATTTCGCCCCAACAGTAGCCGTCGCCAACCCACCAAACGTGCGAACTAACATAGTAAAAGGCGACAACTGCCGCCAGTATTAAAACAGCGCGAACGCGCTTACCTCTTTTGGTGAGTTTCATCGTATCTCCCTAATCATTGAAATCAGCGTAACCGCCCAAATGTGAAACTCGCGGTCTGCGTTGCATTTGTTGGCCTCTTTAACGTGCCAATCCATCAACTTCTTGAGGTCTGTGTTCTCTTTGGCTTTAAGGCTCATTCTGCCACTGTCCAACCCGAGTTCCACACTCCATTGTAAAAACGAGCGATTGCTTCTTTTTCACCAATATCATAGAAGGTCGCAATTTCGACCCAAGTGTCATGTCCATTCGTTACAGGAGCCGATATCTGCCACGCTCCTCGGTTTGTTTGTATTATGTTCATTCCTTGTCTCCTTCGTGACAATCACAGTCGCACGGGCGGCGACGGTTGGGAAATGCGCCCATATGGGCGACTTTGGTACATTCGTCATGCTTCCCAACAGCGCAACGAGCGCTGGGGAATGCTCTTAGGTATTCTCGGGCGCCGTTCATGTCTCAAACCTTGCCTCTTCCATGGTGTCGGGCTCAAAGCAAATACAAAAATGCGCCATCTCTTCGCAGTTCTCACAAACGTCGCCATACCCACGAGCCACGTCGTCTTCGAGTATCGGCTCGCTCATTTGGACCACATGTTGTGATAGCGACGGGTGACCACCGCCAATTTAGCGGTGCACTCAACCAAAGTGTCGTAAATCAACTCGGGGTCGCCGTCCTCGGTGGCGAAATATAGCTGCCTAGCGACTGCGTTCATCTCGTCCTGCATGTCGATAAACTCGGCTTTAATTGCTCCCATCAGCCGACCTGAAAATCATCGCAGAACTTACATTGATACCAATCGCCCAATAGCGAGTCAGGGTCATAGCCGTGGACATAGTCGTGTTGCTCGTAAGTAGCGCAGAACATGCTCCCGCGCTCGTAGATGAACTTCAATTCGGTTTGTGTACTCATCGCGCCACCCGAATCACAGTTGGTGTGCCGTTTGGGTCTAGCCAATAAGTGGCTAGGCGGTCGGCGTCTTTCTCGGTGCCGTCTTTGATTTCGTGCTCATCATAGACAATGAAGTCGTCTGTGCGACCATCGCCTTTGACCAGCCTCATCTCTAAAGTCTGAGAATCTGCCCACATGTGACAGACTACTCGCTTGCCCAATCTGTTGGTGCCTTTGCCTCGTCGGTACTCCCAAGAGACGCCCGTGCGGTCTAACCAAGTGCCTTTGAACTTCTTTGACTTTGTTATCATTATACCACCTCTGTATTCAAACCGAACACGAAGCCACCGCCGTTACCTTCAGGGTCTTGGCTGATTTGGATAGCGCCAACTTCGCCGTCCTTAAATCGAACCAAGAAAGACGGAAACCCGTCGCCACCACTGCCGTCGTCTTGCATACCAGTGAATGAGAGAATCGTCGCACCGACGAGATCTCCGTAGTACTTTGTGTAGTAGTCGTTGCTTGTCATTTTAGCCCCTTCCTGAGCTTGTAGGACAAGTAAACCACACCCGTAATTACGCTGTCAATACGACACGCAGACATAGCGAAAGACCCCCACCGCTGGGGGTGCCAGTGGTGGGGGTCGGTGTTAAATTATTAGGCTAGAGGTCGTGCGACTGCCATGATTAGAGAATAGGCGCGTTTCTTGATGTAGAAGCCGTCGCCGTTAGATTGGCTGCCAGCCTTGCCGCTGCTGGTGTTGCCTTCCCAAACGTTCAGGTATTTCAGGGTCTTGTTGTGCCAGCGGACAATGCCGACGTGGTCGGGCTGAGCGTCATCGTCGAACTGGAAAAAGACTAGGTCTCCGCGCTCTGCTTGCCCGATTGGGACCAGCTGACCGTTTTTAGATAGGTACTTGAGCCACTCGTCGCAAGAAGCAAAACCTTTTGGCTTGTTCTTTGGAGCGACCGCGGCAATCATGCCAGCTTCGTGGTAAATCTTAGAGGCAGCCATCGCGCACCATGGTTGGTTGTTAAGTCCAAACCACTTGCCAAATGTCGTGTTGTTGTTGCCAGTCTCTGTGTAGCCGACGTACCCGTCTGCAATCTCGGTCAGGCTCTTCACTTTTTGCCCTTTGTCTCGTTGAAAGCAGTGTCAATCTCGTCTTGACTTAGCTTGCCGTCAGCGATGTAAGCCTTGGCCAGTGTTTCGCCTACCTTGGCAACTGCCAAAAGACCTGCGATTCCAGCCGCAGTTGCCGCTGACACTCCGAAAAGTGAGCCCGCACCGATTGTGCCGAGTGCTGAGATGTAAAAGACCGCTGCCAAGCGGATTACGAGCTTCTTGGTTTGTTTCATTCCATGTCCTTTTCTTTTGTCTTTGATTTGATGCCGTTAGCACTGACAATCCCCGCGAGTGTGCCAGTCAAGAACACACACAGGGTTGAGACTAAATCGATGGCCGCTGCGTCGTTTGGTGCTTGATTCATTGGCTGTGTAATAAACAAAAATGCGTAAAGCAAGCTAAAGACAGCCCCAGCGAACACAACCGCTAGAATGATGCCGATTGAAACAATCAAGCGAGCGTGCAACTCGTCTCCTGTGTAGCGTCGTTTCATTCTCTTACTCCTGGCAATAAGTCGTCAGTGCACTGCCCAAGCGCCGTGCATTGGGGTGGATTGCATTCGGGGTTTTCCCAATTTTCATACTCTTGGCACGGATAGCGCACCCAACCTTGATACCCGCAAGAACTAAGCGGAAGGACCAGGCTTGTTATTAATAAGAATCGTATATATCTCATCGACTCGCTTTTCTAATCTGCCGACCTGGTCTTTGACACTGTGACCACCGTTTGGCTTCAATTCATTTAAAAAGTGCTTTACCAACCAACGGACTGCGACCACAAACGAGCCCAGTATCGATATAACCGCCAGTATTAATGCGGCCCAGTCATTCACGGTCATCTCTCTCCTTGAGTTTTGTTTCTAGCTCTGTCAATCTAGCGGTTAGCATTGCTTTGTCAAGCGCCAAGAGACCGATTTGTTCTCTTAGTGCTGCAACCACCACGTTGATGTCGAGCTGTGTGTTGTTATCCATTGGTGCCCCCTTGTTTGAGCCATTTGACGAATATGATTGGCAAATCTGGGTGCAGTGGCTGTGCCTCTGCTTTCGCTTGGTCAGGGTCAGTGGCCGAGACCTGCTCTGTGACCAAGATGCCGTCGTTATTGAATCCGACTATGTACTCCTTCATGGCTTCCCTTCGAGTGTGGCGACTCTGCCGTGCAGGTCTTGAATCAAAGCCAACATGCCAGGAATGACGAAACGTTCGTTCCAGTTCTCGACCACCCCGTCGTTGCCGCGGTCGGCGGCGATTGGGTAGTGTTCTGCGACTTCTTCAGCGATTAACCCTGGCACTACCATGCCTGCCCTGTTGTCGGTTGGGTCGAGGTAGTCGGATTTGAACTTGAATGCGCGGATTGGAATGCTGAGCAGCTTGCTTGGGTCAAGGTCTGCAACAGTCGAAATGTTTGCAATCTCCTCTTTGAAGCGAGCGCTGGAAGCGGTGCTGCGTCTTGTGCGACCGTCAGTGTCCATGCGGGTATTGGCGGCGTTTGCGCTGGTTGATGGGTCTTGATTGTAAAAAGCGTCCAAGGTATAAACGTTGCCGTTCATGATTACACCCGTGGAACTTACTTCTACGTACTTGTTATTTGCTTGCGCAATTATAACCGCATTAGAAGCAACATAAGCCAGCGGGTAAGTCGTAACGTTTGGATTAAAAGTTGAACCGTAGTGAATAACAACGCCGTCGGTAGCAGCTGGGCCAACGTGACCAACGGTTGTGCTGGATTCTGTGAATGAGATCGAGTTAGTAGAAGCCGAGACTGTAACTCGGCGGGCACCCGATGAAGTGCGAAGTGTGAAAGCGGTCAGCGTGCCCGCACTCAAGCGGTCCACGGTGATTGAACCAGCTTGGATTTCAAATGCTGTAATTGTGTTTGAAGCAATTTCAAGTGCAGTAATTGTGCCACCTGCAATTTGCGTGGCAGTGATTGTGGCAGTGGCGATGTTGCTGGCAGTGATTGTGCCAGCCGCGATTTTGCCGCCTGTAATGGTGCCTGCAGCGATTGAAACTGCCTCGATTGTGCCTACTGCAAGCTTGGCTCCTGTGATGCTGTTGGCTGCGATGCGGTCTGCAGCAAGTGAACCAGTCGAGATGTTGCCAGCATTAATGTTTGAAACCGTGATAACAGAAGCATCAATCGTGCCAGCGGTCAGCTTGTTAGCAGAAAGAGACGCAAGTGCGCCATCGCCAAGAGTAAAAGCTGAAAATGCACCACTTGTATATCTGTAGAACTTGTTATCGTCATCAGTGTCAAACCAAAGGTCGCCTTCTGCGAATGGCCCTGTTGTTGGCATTGTGGTTTGACGGTAAATGCGGTTTTTGCCGTCAGCTGTTGTTTGTGCTGCGGTTGCTGCTGCCGAAGCTGCTGCTGCTGCTGAGACTGCTGCTGCTGCTGCCGTTTCTGCCGCTGCGATTCCAAGGTCTTGCACTGAAACCCAGGCTGTGCCTGTCCAGTAGTATTGCTTGTTGCCGTCGTCTGTGTCAAACCAAACGTCGCCCTCAGTTAAAGGATAAACAGAGCCGTCGGGGGCTGTTGCCTGGCGGTAGATGTGGTTCTTGCCGTTGACAGAGGCCTCGATTGAGTTAATCTCAGTTTGAAGCTCGTCAGTTTCCTCAGTTGTGGCCGCCACGATTGGAATGATAGAGGTCTGAGTCATGCCAGTTGAAGTGACGGTGACTGGCGTGATTGTGATTTGCGGGCAAAGTGGCATCGCTCCCCCTAGAGTGTAATCGTATAAGGGTCAACTACAGAGGTGAAGTAGCTGACGCGCCAGTTGTCGGCAGTGATTGAGTGCGCAAGGCCTTCAACCACGCTGTTGATTGTGATATTGCGACCATCGTATGTCAAACGCTTGACTTGAACCAAGTCATTCAGTTCAGTCTCGAGCATGTCAGTGGCAAGAGCGCCGATACCGATAGCCGTAAAGTCAATCTGCTCAGCCAAAACCACGGCGTCTGCGTCTTTGCGGGCTGCGTAGAGCGCGAGGTTAGCAGCGCTAGTTTCGCTAAAAATCGGAGCGTCTAGCTTCTTGGATTTCAACCCGTAAGTTGAAACGCTAGAGGAAAAACGCGCTGTTTTTTGTGCTTTCTTTGGGCCTCTGAACACAATGGCCTCGTTATAAACGTAGTCAGTTCCAGGGTTTGTGATAATGCCGTCATAGCCGACGCTGTTGGCGTCGCCTTGGTCGGAAAATAAAAGTCTGGTTGGGCGGGTGAACTTGTCTGCGATATCCACAAGGGTGGCGACTCCAGTGCGGCTGACGTAGAAACGGCCACCAACACAGTTGGCACACTGTTCTAGCATTTCAAGGCAGCTCATGTTCTGCTTGGTCTTTTGCATCACGGTTGTACCTGTGATACTGCGAGCGCCAGCAGGCCAGTCTGCAAGGTCCAAAGCTCGAGCAGCACGAAGTGCCGCCGTCTCTTGGAATTGAGAAGTCGCAAGCGCTGGTGCGATTGCTTTTGCAATCTGAGCCAAGCCGTCCACAAAAGTCAATGAGACCGTTGGGTAGATGCCTTGGTTGACTGCGTTGTCCTCGAGGTAGCCAGTGTAAATGACGGTGCTGTTGGCGGTGATTCGCACTTGCATTCCAGCGATAAGAGTGTTGTACCAAGGGCTTGAGGTGTTGCTTGGGTCAAAAGCGCCTGATTGGTTGTTCAGGACAATAGCCGCAGTGCCAGATTCCAAAAAGTCATTTTGGTATTGGCGGCCGCGTCTGATGTCAACCTCGAGAATGAGGTCAGCACTGACGTTTGTGAAAGAACCGTTGATGCCGAATGCGACTGTGAGCGTTGGTGCGTTTGCTGGCATTAGAGCACCGCAAACTGACTACCCGCACGACGACGCATTAGTGTAGCCAAGCCGTTCTTGATGCCGTTGATGAGGTCGCCTTGTGAGACCACTGAGCCTGCGACATTCACTGTGATGTTGCCCCCGTTCATAGTGGTGTTCTTTGCAATATTGCCGTGACCAGCTGAAGCAAGCAACGAAATGGTTGGGCTAGAAATACCAAGTCTCTTTTGCTTGAGTAGGTTCTGACGAACCGCCTCGCGAGTGATTGGGTCGTCTATGCCTTTCAGCGCCTTGTTCTTTTTGTTCAAGTTATCTTGTGCAGCCGCCGATTTGTCAAGGGCCGCGTTGTACTTGATAGTCTCTTCTTTAACGCCCTTCATGTCGAACTTAAACTTGCCCATCGCATCTGCTGCTTTGTCAGAGTCTTTGTTGAACTTGTTGGCTGCGATGCCGATGCCGACAAGTGCGGCGCCGAATGCGGCTGCACCTGCTGCGGCAGAGATGCCGCCTGTTGCTAGTGCAGTGGCTGCAGCTGACGCAAGTGAAACCGTGCGCAGAGCTTTCATCACTTTGATAATTGCTTGCACTCCCTTGATAAGCCCAGCCACGGCAGCTGCCGTTTTTGCGCCAAAGAATGCTGCTGCGATGACGGCGCCGAGCGTCACAAACACTTTTGTGTTGCGGGCCACGAATGAGAATATCTCGAACATTAACTTGCCAAATGCTATGCCGTAACTGATTGCAAGCTGGAATGCAGCAGCAAGCTTTTGCCCGTTGAGTTCAACCCACTTCTGCAAAGCTGGCAAAATGTCTTTTTGTAAATAATCCACAAACTGCACCAACGCTGGCAAGATTGCTTTGCCCAGTGTGGTCTTGACATTCTCGAATGAGTTCTTGAGGGCGATGATTGCACCTTCAGGAGTCTTGCGCAGTTCCTCGTTAAATCCTTTATAGGTAGAGTTGAGCACCTTGACGATTGCGGCAGCACGTTCTGCTTCAGTGCCGTTTGAAATCAATTTCTTGGTTTGGTCATCAAGTACGAAGCCAGCTCTAGTTAGAGCGCCGAATTGACCGTTCAGGGCTTGTGCAAGGCCGTTAGTCATTGTCTTAAACTGGTCAGCAGACGCAGTCGCGCCTTTTTCTGCAGTTACGTAGTCTAAAATCGCTGGAGTCAGCGCTTGGATAGATGAGGCTTGTAAGTCGAATGTGGCGAGCTGTGACTGAACCACAGAGACGTTGCCAGCAGACACAACACCGACTTTTTCAAGCGCTTCGGCCTGTGCATTAAGAATCTTGACTTGCTCGGCAGTGGCGCCGTTTGTTGTAAGCAGGATTTGGTTGAGTCTGTTTTGCTCGGCTTCTGCGCGGATAGCGGCTTGCACAGAATCTTTACCGACTTTAACAGCAAAAGCACCAGCTGCAAGAGCTGCTAAGCCAAAAGACTTCGCTGCTTTATTGGCGAACTTGCCAAACTGCTTTTCCATTCTTGAAATGTCTTTGACAGCGGCTTTGGTGCCTTTGTCTGAATACTGGGTAAGAATGCGAGCAATTACCGCGCCGACCGCCATGTTATGCTGCCTCTCTGTCTAAGTTCTTTTGTAAGATGGCTTTGGCGTCGTCTAGTGCTGCTAGAGTCTTCATTTGTGCAGCCCTCTTGCGCTCATCTACAGCCCGCCAAATCAAACGCGATGGGTTTCTAATCTCGTCGGTTAGATTGCGAATAAACTGAATGCCGCTGCCTGTGCCGCCTGATTTGCGACCCGCAACTTCGATAATTGCACCAGCTGCGGACTCGTTGATGAGTGCACCAGCGCTGGTTGTGTAGTCTTTTCGGACTTTGCCCTGTGCCTTGGATTTGCGAATACCTTGCTGAATCACGCCTTGGTTGTATGGTGGCCAGCCAGCACCACCGCGAGTGGTCTTTTTAGGTCTAAGCGGCTCGGTTGTTTTCCAGCCGCTCATCGGCGGGTCAGATTTGACAAAGCCGCGAGCTGCACGTTCTGCGTCAGAAAGAATAGAGTTAATAACCGAGTTGAAGTTCTTGACTGCTTGCTTGTCAAAAGCCTTTAAAGCAGTCAAAGTAGGTTCAATTCCTATAAGAATGATGTCGCTTTCGACTTCAGCCATATTTTTTCGCCCGTTCTTTCAGATAAGCAGTTATTGCTTCGAGTACCCCCTCGGGGGCATCAAGCAAGTCAATCGGAGATATGCCAGTCTCCACCGAGATAGCGGCGACTGTGTACGTTAAGCTATCTCGGTGGATTCGAAAGACGCGTCAGAGTCCAGCTCTGCAGTGATGATGGTGTCCAAGAACTCAGGACCCCACGGCTTCACTATCACGCCGCTGGCTTGCATCGACTTCCAAGCTAACCAATAAACGTGTTCGATTTTTTGCTCCTCGCCCAACAACTTTGGCATTCCTTTGCCATACTGTTGTTCGAAGGCCACGATGACTCGAGGTGTCAGTTTGTATGAAGCCTCAACGCCTTCTGTGGTTTTAACTTTGATTGATAAGCCGTCCATTTGTTTCCCCCTTGTTAGGTTATGATTTTGTTATAACGCCGCTAATCGGCCAGGTGACCGAGGCGGTTGCAAGCTCTCCGACGGCTCCATTAAGCGGAGTCCATTCGGAAACCAATGCAGTAAAGCTGTACGCGGGCGAACTGCCAGCGACTGGGCGCACGGTCATTGAGACTCCTGTGCCTAGTGTTGGGTAGATTGTGGCTTCTAATGCGCTAGTGGCGTAGTCTTGATTAAACTCTAGAGCAACGCTGTTGTCCGCAAGCCCAGCCACTCTTGTGCGGGCTGTATTGCCGAAAGCAGTTGTCTCAACTACGTCAAAAGTCGAGCCGAGTGTCACCGAAGTGACGTAGCTTGAAATGTCTGTGGTGCCGAAAGTGACAGCAACGTTGGTTAGAACAATGCGTGCCATTATGAAACCGCCTTTGTTACTTCACCGCTGATTGGCCAAGTCACGCTTGCAGTTGCTAACTCGCCGACGGCGCCATTCAAAGGAGTCCACTCGGAAACCAAGGCTGTGAAGCTGTATGATGGGTTGTCTGCTGCTGTGGTTGAACCGTTTGGCTTGATGACTACTGCAGTGGTGCTACCAAGCAGTGGATAAATCGTTGCTTCCACGTTGCTTGTTGCGTAGTCTTGGTGGAACTCGAGTGCAACTGAGTTGTCGCCAAGACCTGCTACGCGAGTGCGAGCTGTTGAGCCGAAAGCAGTTGTCTCAACTACGTCGTCATTTGTGGTTAGTGTGACGCTAGCGATGTGGTCACTCAGATTGACTGAGTTGATTGTGATGTACGCGTTTGTTAGGACTAATCGGGCCATTATTCTGCGGCTCCTTCTGCTTGTGGCTTAGTTGGGCTATTGCTAGAAAGATGCCCACCACTAACAAGCGCAGCGATGTTGCATCCAGCTTCGAGCAATTCTTTGGTAGCGACTTGGTCGCCTTTTTTCTTGGTGCCGACCTCGAGTGT